GCGCAGTATCAGCAAAGACGCATTCGCCACGCTGTGCAAATCCGTGCGCGAGTTTCCCAAAATGCTCGAACTCCGGCCCATCGTGGTTGACGATAACGGCATGATCCTCGGCGGCACGCAACGCTACCGGGCGATGGTCGCGCTCGGCATGACCGAGGTACCCGCCGCGTGGGTCAAGCGGGCCAGCGACTTGACAGAGCAGGAGCGCAGGCGTTTCGTCGTCGTTGACAACGCGCCGGAAGGTATGTCGGGAGAGAATGACTTTGACATCCTCGCGGCGGATTACGACCTGGACGAGCTTGTTGATTTCGGGTTCGACGAAGACGAGTTGACTGGTATTGATTTCGAGACAACCAAGTTGTCGGAACAGGAAGAACAGGTTGCGAATGTTCCGATGTTGCGCATACTGCTTTCCATTCCCATAGCAATGGCGCAACAAGCAAAACCTCAGTTGGATGCCGTCATCAAAATGCCAGGGGTAGTTGCGATCCAAGACGAGAAATGAAAACAGACAATCACTACTTGGCTGACAAGGTAAAGCTTCGATGTGACCACCTGCCTACAGAAAACATTTGTGTGCTTGATGCCTTTGCCGGTACTGGGAAAGTATGGGCCGCCGTCAAACAGGTATCCGGAAGGAACGACGTGCAAAGAATACCATGTGAGCAAGACACGGAAAAGCTTCTTGAGTTCGGTTGGGCAGGGGATAATAACGATGCTCTTGCCAGCATGGACTTGTCTCAGTACAACGTCATTGATCTGGACGCCTACGGAGTCCCGTACAGTCAATTGTGTTCCGTGTTCAAGAGCGAGTTTGCTGGAATTGTTTTTGTAACATGCATCCATTCTGTCATGGGGCGATTGCCAGCTGGCTTACTTTGCGAAATAGGATTCAGCAAAGACATGGTGGATGCGGCTCCGATATTGTGCAGTCACGATCCGTGGAGCAAAGTCAAGTCATGGCTTTCCTTGCGCGGAGTAAAGACGATCTGGCACAGGTCAAAAGCCCGGAAGCATTATCTTTGCTTTGCTTGGCCGGTCGGGTAGGAACACGGTTTCGGGTGTGCATTCTTCTGGGCGGAGAAAACCCGCAGGGGCAAAGGGACGGAGATCATCTTTGACGTAAAGCTTTCGGCCTGCACTCCGGATGATGGATACGGATTCAATGCAAAACTTGGACCAGTCAGTAGAGGAGGCGCGATGATTGAGCTTGCCAACTTTGTACGCAGAGACAAAAGGCAAAGACGCCTCGATAACGGCAATGGATTCCACGGGATCAAGGACAGGCTCTATGCTGGCCCAGGTGTTGATTCCGGCGAGAGACAGTTGTCGGAGTGCCTCAATCCTGTCTGCGGGAATGGCCGCGCCGGGCTCGTGAGACACAGACGGGGCGGAGCTGAGAAAAGTAAGAGTTGCGCCCACTTCAACGCGGCTATCTGGCCACGAGGAAAACAAGTCAAGGTCACAGAGGCAACGCGTCCCGCCCTTGCTCAGAATGGCTACACTACACGCGGCTTCCGAAAGGACATGCAACGCCTTTCGCGTGGCCCGGTGTGTTGTCTCGGCGAGACAATAAGGGTCGGCGATAAAAGACAGCAATATCTGTCGGCTGGCATGTTCGGCTTCTTTGGCCAATCCCGACAGGTTGCGAGGACGTGCAGTTTTACCCCAGTTGCCTCTTTGCAACTGCTTGCAGTAACAGTAATCGCAGGCATGGTCACAACCTCCGCTGTAAATGTTAAGTGCAAGCGGACTGTATTCGCGAGCTTTCCCAGACGGCTGGTAAATAAGCATGATCATTCCCTCCATTTCTACAGCAAGTATCTCGCATGCAACGACTTAGCGCAAGAAAAAAAGAAGCAAACGTGAAGCTGTGTCCACATTGCGGGAGGGAACTATGAGCAAGCGCGTCACCATAAAGGAACTCGGCAACCAGCTCGCGGCAATCGAAGGCCGCGACAAACCCGTTGCGCCGAAGAACATCCGCAAGAGCCTGACCGCGCACGGCGTCCGGGTCGGCAAGGATCACAAGGTTGATCTCGCGGCGGCAATGGATGCTCGGGCGCAGGGCAAAGAAGAAGACCGCTCGGCAATCGTCGGCACGAGCATGACGGGCAAGCTCAAGGACAAGAAGCTCTTTACGGAAATCGAAATCCTCGAACTCAAGCGCGACACCATCCGGGGCGAGTACATCGCCAAGAGTGAACACCGTATGGCAATGGCGGAGTTGTGCGAAGGCATTGTGTCGGTCATTGAGAATTACCGCAGGCGCAAGGACGCAAGGGACCGCGACCCGAAGCGCAAGAAGATACTCGACGAGTGCATTGCCGAAGTGCGGAACGCGCTGGCTGAAGCCGTGGCAAGGCTGGGCATTGAGTCGATAGCAACGCTGATCTACGGCGCGACATGCGAAGCAATCAGCAAGGTGTCCAGCAAGGTGTCCAGCAAGGGGGCGACCGATGCCGACCTACAACACCTGGCCGCGATGGAGCAGGCTGTGCAGGCAGAACTCGGCAAGCTCGTGAAGAAAATGGGGATCACGCCGAATGTACGCCAGTGACTTCGTGCCATGTTCGCGCATTCTACGCCAGCCCGACCACCTGCCACCGTGGGAGTGGGCGCGGCAAAACGTCTCGTTTGAACTGAACGACGTGTATCCGAACGCGACCGGCTTGACCGGGTACGACCCGGACCTTACACCATTCTGGAAAGAGCCCGCCGAAGCCATGATTGACCCCGGCGTGTCCGAGGTCACGGTGCTGAAGCCGTCGCAAGCCGGGGGCACCGAGGCTCTTGTCATCAACGTCATCCGATACCTCGCCGCCGTATCGCCGTGCCGAATCCTCTACATCTCCGGCGACCAGCAGGCGGCAGAGAACGACTTTCGGGAGCGTATCGTCGGCGGCTTGAATTGCTGTGCAACGCTGAGGCCGAAGGTCGCGGCGGGCCGCAATGTCGAATGCCGCATGGAACTGGCCGACTGCGTGATTCAATCCACGTGGCCGACAAACTCGCAGGCGTTCAAGCGCAACCCGTGGGCGTACATCTTCGCAGACGAGTTCTCAACTTACCCTGGCCTCACGCCGGGCATGATCCGCAAGCGATGCGACACCGTGCCTTATTCGCATATCCTCTGGCTGTCCTCGCCGGACCCGAACCAGCGCAGAGACAGCGACGATGACCCGATCTTCATCGAGTGGCTCAAAGGCGACCGCCGATATTGGATGATGCCGGACCCGGCGACCGGGGCATTGTTCCGCTTTGAAATGGGTAAGCGCGATACGCCATACGGGCTCAAGTGGGACAAGTCAGCGAAACGCGAGGACGGCACGTGGGACATGCAGAAGGTCCGCGAGTCGGCGCACTACATCACGCCAGCAGGCACGCGGATTGAAAACCCTGACCGCCGCGGCGTGGTATCCCGCGGGCAATGGGTCGCGACAAACATGGATTGCGAAGCCGACCGCCGCAGTTACCACATAAGCGCGTTTTACATGCCGTTCAAGTCCGGCGACTTCGGGCAAATCGCTTGCGCGTTTCTGGAAGCACAGAGCCGGGGCCCGGAAGCCTTGCGCGTGTTCGTTTACGAGTACCTTGCCGAACCGTGGCAGGAAATGCGGATACATCCGACCCGCGACGTTATCACGGCCCGCGCCGGCAAGTATGCGCGTGGCGCGTACATCTCGGAACATGACCAGCACAAATCCGCTTTCATCGCAAAGGCCCGCGCCGTCTACATCACCGTTGACGTGCAACAGGCGCACATGTGGTGGCTGGCCCGCGAGTGGATTGCCCCCGGCGATTCCGGCTTGATTGACTTCGGGTACTGCGTGACGTGGCACGAAGTCTGCGACCTTGCCGCCAAGTACAAAGCCGACCGCGTTGGCGTTGACATCGGATACGCGGCACGGAAGGGCGAAGTCGAAACGTATTGCTCGGACCAAAATGATTTCATGTTGCGTGGCACGGATTCCAACCGCGCCATGATGACGAAGGTCGTTGACGTGCCCCGGTATCCCGGCACGTACCGGGAAGACAAGGCGCACCCGATCAAGCTCGTTGAGTTCGCGGCAAACCAGATGAAGGACAGGCTGTGGCGCATGATCGAAGGGCCAAGTGATTTCCATTGGTGGACGTTTGAATATCCACCGCACGAGTACTTGTGGCAGATGCAGGCGGAGGAAAAGGACAGCGGGGGAAATTGGGTGAAAAAGAAAAGCAGGTCGCAGAACCATCTCTGGGACTGCGAGAATATGCAGTTGGTGCTGGCCCGGTGCTTGGGGCCGCTTGAGGATTACACGATAACGGTGGAGGCGTAGAATGAAAAAACAAGAGGCGATTCTCACTGCCACGCTCGTCCATGACGAGGCGATGGTTCTGGATTACATTACGTTTGCTTTTACGAGGGGGCGAAAGGTCAGGAGCGTGTCGTTTCGTTTCGGACGGGGCACCCGTCCTATTGAGCTGGCGCATTCGTTGCATGGAGCAATCGAGTACCTCTCTAAAATAAAAGACATGGATTGACACATGACCCCCGACGAACAGATGTCTCACGAGCGCAAGACGGTGATCGAAGCGCAAGAAGCCTTGGCGCGGTTTCTGGCCCGCGTGAAGTACGGATCGTTCGTGGTCAAGAAGTGCGACACAGCTTTGCTTTTTGAGGAAACGCGGCAGGAGAAAAAAAATCTTGCACATGGTGCTTGATATTTTTAAGAATATGCGACACACTTCCGCCGAAAAGTGAAATAGCGATAGACCCGACGGAAAAACCGAGGGCGATCTGGCAGAAATGCCGGGTCGCTCTTTTTGTTTGGAGTGAACATGGCAGCAAGTTTCACCGTACTTACCGCACAGGTCAACGCCATTGTCGATACGCTGTCGAAAGAAAAAGCCCTGAACCTTCTTGAGATTTACGTTGCCGCGTGGCCGGTCATGGCCGCCGCCGCGCCGAATACAACCGTCAGTTACAGCGTTGCCGGGCGATCCGTCACGAACAAAAACGATGCCGCGTTTCATTCCTACGTGCAGTCGCTTGAGACTCAGATTTACGAACTCATCTACGGTCGCACATCATACGTTGACGATTCGGTTGAACCACTGAGGTGACATGAATCTACTTGACAAAATCATCTCTGCCGTGTCGCCGGAAACCGCATACCGCAGGGCGCAGTATCGCGACGCCATGACCCCGCAGGCCGCAGTATGGGGAAGCGGTGCATATACCGGGGGCGGCTATGAGGCTGGCGACTTCGGGCGCGAACGCTGGATGGCGGGCCGGAACCGCGCATGGACCGCCGACGAGGAATATCACCTGAACGCTTACGACCGGCAAAGCGTCGTGTTGACCTGTCAAGACCTGTACCGCAACAACGAAATCGCGCACGGTCTCATTAACCGCATTGCCGATTATGTTGTGCATACCGGAATCAGGCCGCAGGCTCAGACATCGAGCAAAGACTGGAACGACGAAGCGGAAGGCTGGTTCGGCGAGTGGGCGAAAATAGCCGACTACCGCCGCAGGCCCGGCACGGACTTTTACCGGCTCCAGTGGATGAAGATGGTTGACCGCTACATTCACGGGGAATCCGGCGACATCATCACGGAGTCCGGCCAGCTCCAGCCCATTGAAATGGACAGGGTGGCTACCCCGGTGTCCTTGCAATCAAAGACAACGATCAGGAGCGGCGTGCGCTTCGACTCCACGGGCAAGCTCGTGAGCTACTACATTTGTGACCAGACTCCGCAGGGCATGGTTGATCTCGAACACTTCGTGGAAGTCCCGGCTTCGGACTTCATTCACGTCATGTGGCCGTGGCGCGTGAATCAGGCGCGGGGCGTTCCAGAACTTGCGGCGTGTATCGGCAAAATCTCGGACCTGAAAGAGACTGACAAGTACACTCTCCTGAAATGCAAAAACGACGCCAAGCTGTTTTTGAAGCGCACCCGCGACCAAGGCGGAAACGCATTGAGCGGCGTGGGACCGCGTGGCACAACGATCATGACCGACTCTGCCGGGAACAAAACCGCGCTTGAACATCACGACTGGGGCGAGGTTTTCAACGGCAACAAGGGCGAGGACATTCAGTCATTTCGCTCCGAGACTCCGAACACGAGTTATGTCCCGTACTTGGAATTGCAATGCAAAATGCTCGGCGCGAGTCTCGGCATACCATGGGAGTTCATTCTCATGGTGTTCACAGCTGGCTCGTTTTCGGCACAGCGTTCGGCGTTGATGCACATGTTGCACAAAATCATGGGCATGCACGCGGACTTGTCCCGAATCTACTGTCAGCGCGTGTGGAACTGGCGCATTGCGAAGGCCATGAAATACGGCGACATCTCCAAGGCTCCGACCGACAAGCGCGGCGTGTCGGAGTGGTACAAGGTCCAGTGGAGTCTGCCGAACATGGGATGGGTTGACCCGGAAGCCGCAATCCAAGGCGACAAGACGGCGTGGCAACTTGGCGTCAGGTCGCTCAAGAGCATCATAGGCGGCTACGGCGAGGACCGCGATGACACATTTGCGGACAAAGGCTCTGACATTGCCGCCGCTGGCGACGTGGCCGACGATTTGAACAAGAATTATCCGAACAGGACGCCGGTTACGTGGCGCGACATCATCAACGACGGATCGAGCGGGGCTCAGAAAATGGCGCAAACTGCCGACGCCAGGGACCAAGCCGACGCCGACGAAACGAAACAAACGGAAGGATCACCCAATGAGTAATCAACCCCATGCTCTCACCCGTTGCCTTCACGCGCTGTACTGTGAGCCGTGGCTGTTGACTCCGGCCATGCACCGCACGTTGTGCGACATCCTCAACGACCATATCAGCGGAGTCGCGCACAGCGAAGGCGGCAGGTCCCAGGCGTTTTCCGTTGTAGCCGACAAGAAAGCCGACGCCATACCGCTGACCGTGGATGGCATTGCGACGATCTCTGTGGATGGCGTAGTTGGGCGCAAAGTGGACTCATTCATGAAGTCAAGCGGCGTCTGCGACGTGCAGGACGTTATCGAACAGGCGCGGGAAATGGCTGGCTCCGATGATGTCAAGGGCGTGTTGCTGGCGATAGACTCCCCCGGCGGCACCGTGACGGGCGTCCCGGAAGCCGCGTATGCGCTCCGGCAACTCGCGGCACAGAAGCCGCTGGTAGCGTTTGCCGACGGGCTCGCGGCGTCCGCTGGCTACTGGCTCGCGTCTCAGGCGTCGGCGATCTATGCCGAATCATCCGCGCAGGTCGGTAGCATAGGCGTGTACCAGTACCTGCTCGACACCAGCCGCAAGGCGGAACTCGAAGGCATAAAGCCGATGCTGTTTGCCACCGGCAAATACAAGGGCATGGGCATTGAAGGCTTGCCGCTGTCAGCAGACCAGCAGACGAAGATACAAGACACCGTGGATATTGTCTTCGGCTGGTTCAAGCGCGACGTGGCCCTTGCCCGTAAGCTCAACGATGAAGACATGCAGGGACAGACGTTCTTCGCGGAAGACGCCGTATCCCGCAATCTGATTGACCGCGTGGGTACGCGGGCCGACGCCTTGGCGGAACTCAGGGCGATGATAGGAAAAGGAGAAGCACGATGACACTGAAAGAACAGATCGACGGTCTGACGGCCCAGTTGTCCGCAAAGGATGCTGACATCGCGGCCATGAAGGCGGCGCACGAAGCCGCGATTGTTGCGCTCAAGGCGGAATGCGAAGGCAAATACGCCTCGGCGGCGGCACTCGTGAAGGCTCTTTCCGCAGACGTTGACACCGCCAAGGCGGCGACAATCGCTGTCGAAGCGGAACGCGACGGGATCAAAAAGCAACTCGCGGAACAGACTGCCCGCGCGGAATCGGCGGAGCAGAAACTGTCCTCGAATCCGGCGTTCGAACACGCCAGCGCGAAGGGCGTCAAGCCGGTATCGGAAGTCAACACGGAATCCGGTATCGAAACCGACGAGCAGTTCCTGGCGAAGTACAACGCCGAAAAAGACCCGGCCAAGCGCACGCTGATGTATCAGGCGCGGATGAAGCTGTTGCAGAAGTCGTAATTCACAGTGGCGAGAATGGCGGAAAAACAAGAAGAAGAAAGGGAGAGACAATGAAGAAGATACTGATTGGAACGGTCGTGGCCTTTGTGGCCGCTCTGGGCATTGCCTTCGCGGAGCCCGACGAAGTCATTGCGAAGTTCGTAATGACCACGAATACCATCACGCAGACCTCTCGCGTGAAGGGCAAGCTCAATCATGTGGTTGCCAAAATTGATTCCGGCAACAGCTCAACATGCGTATTGAGCGCAGTGACATCGCAAGGCGACATCCTGTACACAAACTCATTCACGTCGGCGCAGACGGTATATCTGCCTATGCAGTACGCTGTTTATGACCGTACCGGCACGGCGATAACGAACTTCAACGGCGCGATATATGAGCAGAAAGTAATTCTCGACGACGTTACGTTCCGTTGCTCCGGTCTGGTGACTGGCGGCAAAGGCACGAACTCGATCATATTCTACCTCGAACGGTAGACAAGAAAGGAAAGAAAGGGTACTACAATGTCAAATACATTCTCAGGAATGACGTTCACCAACATCGCGCAGAAGGGCATTGCGCTGTTCTCGAAGCGGCTGATGGCGCTCAACATCTTCACGCTGGATTTCAGTCCCGATGTCGTGAAGCAGGGCACAATGGTGTCCACGCGCATCGTCCCCGTCAGTGCGGCCCCGGTGTCTCGCGCGAGCGATACGCTGGCCTACAATGACGCCACAGTGCTGGTTGGCGAAACGACCACCGAGGTCAAGGTAACGATGGACCGCAACTATGTCGTGGGCTTCAACGTCACCGACCAGGAAGCGGCTCTTATCGGCTCTGGCGTCATGGCGGACACGAAGGACAAGATCATCGAGAAGAAGGTAAATGCCCTCGCCGATGAAATGCTGACATACGTGTTCGGGCTCATCACCGCCGCGAGCTATACCACGGCGCACGATGCCGTCTCTGCCGCCGCGTTCGACCGGCATAAAGTCAACGCCATGCGTACCAAGTGCGCCAAGGCTCATTTCCCGATTCCGGGCACCGCGATGGTGCTGAATCCCGACATGCTCCAAGGTCTGCTTGACGACGCGGAAATTGCACTGCGCGACAACTCCGGCCTCACGGCCGTGGTTGACGGCACGGGCGCAATCCGGCGCATCAGCGGTTTCGACATCTACGAGGCAGTGACCCTCGGCACGAACAGCGAGAAGCTGGCCGGTTTCACGGCGACCTCGGAAGCTCTCGCGGTCGCAATGCGGGCAATCCCGAACCAGACCCCGGCTCCGGGTGCTCAGGTTGAGGTTGTAACAGATCCGCAGACTGGCGCGACGCTGACGGCATACATGTGGTATGACTACGCGTATCGTCGGTGGATATTCAACTTCGAGACGTTCTACGGCGCGATCAAGGCGAACCCCGCCGCGCTGTATCGTATCGTCACGGCGTAGTTCTCACAGCCCGCCCCACGGCGGCGGGCCTGCGTGTCCCTCCACGCAGGTTCCGCCGTCCGTCCGGGGGCCGAAAGGAAAATATGAACATCATAGGCAAAGGCAGGACAGGCGTTCTTGTGTATCAGGACGCATCGGGCAGGACCGGCGTAGTGGCGACGCCCGACAAGGATATTTCAGAACAGCTCGGCATGTTTGACGATCTCGCAGTTGCGGGCGAAATCAAGAGTGGCAAGACCATTCTCAAGCTGGCTCGCATTGCACTGTTCATGTCAGACAGACCGGCAAAGGTGAGGCACTTCTAATCATGTTTCCCTCGGCGACACAAATGGCGGCGGACTTGCAGGGCATGATAACAGACCTGCCCGCCACGCTTGTGTGGGGCTCGCAATCGGTCAGCGTGGTCGCCGGGGACTTGAGCAAGAGCAACGCGCTTGAAATGTTCGGCGTAGCGATGGAAAACGGCATTGCGATTGTGGCACTCAAGGCCAGCTTTTCCGGGAGTACATATCCCCCGGTTAATACGGTTGTTGCCGTCAACGGGCAATCGGTCAGGATCATATCGGCCCTCGTGGGGGCAGACAACGTCTCGGTGACGCTGACGGCGGAAAGGGTATCCGGATAATGGCCGACCAGCTTTATATCGGATTCGTGGGCATGGCCGCTGTGCAAAAGCAGATCAGCGATTTCGTTGACCGCTTCGGCAAGCAGTTCGGCTTTACCTGCGTTGACGTGATGAAGCAGGTCATGCGTATGTGGGTCAATGACATGCTCAAGATGTCCGCGCCGTACAGCACGTCTGATCTGGTCAAGCTGGGCGTGCCGTCAGTCTCGGCGCAGGACTCCGAAGGCAACAGCATGACGGCCAGGATGATCGGCAAGCGGGCCGTCGAACGCGACCTCCGCAAGATTTTCATGCCCGTAGACGACGAAGCCAACGACGCCAAGCGGTGGTGGACTGACAACTCAGGTCAGTTGTGGTTCAAGAAGATCGACGGAACGGTGATGAAGGTGGACCCGGAAACCCTGCAATTCCTGAAAGGCGGCGCGGCTCAATCGGCTATGGCGTCGCATCACAGGCAGTACCGGGGAGCCGACGGTCGGGTGAAGCGCAGGACGAAACTTGTGTTCGTTCGGGCAAACCAGTTCCAGAAGTATCTCAAGGCGGAACAGGCCGCAGTCGGCAGGCTCAAAGCGGGATGGGTCGTGGCGATCCGGGCACTTGGCGGCAAGACTCCGCCGTCATGGATTTCTGCAAATCCCCGCGGCACTGCCGGAAGCGCGAGCGTGGCGACCATGAACGAGCAGGGCACCGGGTACTTGTCCGCGACCAACTCCGTGCCGTATGTACTGCGAAAGCTACTCAGCATTGCGAACGCCAGCGCGGCGACGAGGCAGAAACACCTTGAACGCACCATGACGACGAAGGCCGGGGTCCAGTTGATCGAACTCATCAACAGGGCCAAAACCGTCGAGCAGGCTAACTCAATGATGGGTGGCGGAAAGCTGGTGTCCGCATGAGTAGGGAGCGTTATGCAGACATTTGCCGCAAGGTGGAAGATGCTTTCAAGGCTCTTATCGAAGCCGAACGGCGCGACGAGTTGGCGGCGGTCACGGTCGCCACGGGATTCACGTCAGCCGAAGTCGTGTTGCCGTGCATCCGTATCATCTGCCCCGATTGCACAATGGAGATCGTCGGCAGTGAACTCACTGGCAACTGGTTTGTGGACCTGCAAATATCGGTGGCGAGCAACTACGGCGACACGACGCGCGCGAACAAGTCAAGCATGGCGGCATTGCTGTTTGACATCCTGCTTACCGATGATCTCGTTACGCGCCTGAATAACAGCGGCGTCAATGACGTGCAGTTCTACGGCGACGAAGACAACCCGGCGTCGCTACTCTCGGACATCAAAATATCCCGCCTTGTTGACGAACATACTCACATCGAGCGGCTAACGGCGTCCGTGTACTGTGCGCCAAGCCGCCAGGAGGAAGACGATGACAACTCGTAAGGCTCGACTGATAGCAGGCATCTTTCTGGCTGTTGCACTATGGAGCGCGGCATACACAAACGCAACCGATGAAATCACAGTTGGCGCGAGTCTCCAGGTAATCAACGGCCAGTTTTCTTTGCTCCGGTCAACGACCGGCTACAAGGTCACGCAGTTGACGAATGCGGTTGACTACGGCATTCAGCTCATCGCAACGGACTCCACGAACTCGCTGAACATTGCGAACGTGCAGAACCCGCACTATGCCTATTTCAGAAACCTGTCCACGAACCGTACCATCTTCGTCACGATGACGATGAAGATGGAGGCCGGTGACGTTGCCGTTGTGCCTATATCAAGCACGAACATGACGGCCTATGTCGAGGCAAACACGAACGCGGCGACGGAGTTGCTCGAATACTGGATCAACGCGAAGTAGCAAAAGAAAAGGAGAGAGATCATGGCAAACACACCTGTTCAAAAGGGCGTGCAGTTCAAAATCGGTTTCGGCAGTTTTTCATACGTCGGCTATCTTCCCGAAGACGGCTTGACCAACGAGAACGACGCCGAACAGGACATCATCCGCGACGAAGACAACGCGACCTGTACGGTCATGCTGAGTGACCCGAAGCGCGTAATAACGATGGCGTTCCTTATCAAGTCCACCGGCACAATCACGCCGCCTACCAAGGGTGACACGATCACATTGACGCCGCCGGAAGGAACGTCCACGAAGTATCGTTGCGAATCGGCCAAGGTCACGCACAGCCGCAAGGCTTCGCGTCTCGACCTGACGGTTGTCAAAGAAGTGTCCATGACTTACACGTAAGCCGCCTTATGTCCAAGGAGCAACATGCCGAACGTATGGACACGCGCCTTCGCCATAGAGCCGCCGGTGATATTGGGATACCGCCTGCGGCCATTGGCTGCGCATCACGTGTTGGCCTTGTCGCACCTTGACAACCACTACCTGACCGGGGCCGTTTGTGGCATTGACGACCTCGTATCCGTGCCGCTGATTTGCGCCGATGACTACCGGCACAGGTTTTCAGCGTATCGCCGGTTCTCGTTCTCGCGCCGGGCAAAGACAATGATGATGTTCCGCCTGCGCGGTGTACGCGGCCAACTCGCGCATGAGCAGATCACCGACTATCTGGCCAAGGGCGTAGAGGAGCCCGAACTGTGGCAGGGCGACGCTCCGGCAGATGGAAGCCTGCCCGAACGCGACCCCGTGCCGTGGGCTTTGCGGCTGGCCGCGACGGTCATGGAGCATTATCACCTGTCCCTTGAGGACGCCATGAATCTACCCATTGCCCAGGCCGCCGCGCTGACTGCCGTACTTGCGAATAGTCGGGGCGTCAAGCTGGTCAACGAGGACCAGATTGCAGAGATGGAGGCCGCGCTATGCCAGACTTGACACTCAGGGCGACGATGGACAGCACCGGCGTCAAGAAGGGCCTTGACCAAGCCAAGGGCAATGTTTCCCAATTCGCGAAGTCTATGTCCAATGTTTCAAACGCGGCTGGCGCGGCTGGTGTCAATCTCGGCTTCTTGGGCCGAATACAAACGGCCTTCGCTTCGGTTGCCGCACTTGGCGGACCCGTGGCGGGAGTGATTGCCGCCGTCGTTGTTGCAGTGCTGGCCTTTTCTGCGGCTATCGGAACTGCGATTGTCAAAACAATTCGATGGGCTGACGAGCTCACAGACGCCGCCGCCCAGACGGGAATCACCGTTAGACAGCTCCAGGAAATACAAAACGCGGCTATTGGAACCAGTGCATCGGAAGACGACATGACCGCCGCGCTTGGGCGACTGACTGATAAACAGGGGGAAGCGATAGAAGGCAACAAGAAGACAATAGCATCATTCGAAAAACTGGGCCTATCTGCCGAACAGGTGGCCAACGCAAATCCCGCCGAATTGTTGGTGCTGGTGTCTCGCGGATATGTAGACGCAGGGCAATCCGCAAGCGCGTTCTCCGCCGCCGCCGATTTACTTGGAGCGAAAAAACTCCCCAAGCTACGCGAGGCCCTCGTGGCATTGGGAACCGAAGGTTCTACTATGGGCGAGAAAATAGCGAAGATGAGCAACCGCCAAGTTGCCACGCTGAACGTCCTCGCCGACTGGTGGATTTATCTCAGGAAAACCGTGGGCGCGTCTATCCGGGGAATGGTAGCGGATTTCGTTGAACTCGAAATCGGATGGTTCATGAAAAAACCTGTTGCCGACAAACTTGCCTCCGCAGAAGAAACGGCCAGAATGCAGAAAGAAAAGAATCAAGCCGACCTTGCGGAACGCCAAAAGAAGGATGCTCGCAAAGCCGCTATCAAAGACGAATTGAAGGCGATGGAAGAAAAGGCAAAGAGAGAAAAGGCTTTGGATGTCAACATGTCGTTTTCTCCCGTAACCGACTCGCTTGCAAAAATCGGCGGGATGGTAGGCGGGCAGGTCAATAACGCAATGATAGCACTGGCGCAAAGACAACTGGCTGTTGCCGAACGAACGGCCGAATATGAAAAAGAGATTGCGGCCAATACTCGCAAGGAAAAACTCAATGCCGAATTGGCGATAGGGGAGTGACATGGCAAACACACCGGTAATCAAAGGTAGCTCCGGCATGACTCGCGTCAACAGTGGATGCCGATGGAGCATAGAACTGGGCGAGACATACTTTGAAGAATGGCAAGGTCCGTCTGCCGCCGCGTCTGCATTCTATCTGACGAAGAAGCAAAGCAAGGAATGGGATAACATCACTCTCAATTCCTTCCCGGTGCGTTCCGTAACCCTTGAAAAGGCTGTTGACGATTCCGATAATGCCAACAACGAACCGGTCTGGGAAATTGATGCCGTCGAGCTGATGAAGCCGTTGGAAGTCCATCCGTATTTCGTCTGCGGCAGCCCTGGTGTCGGGAAAACACTTACGGAATGGAAGGCGTCATTTGACAAGGCATTGCGCCAAGCCACGAGTTTGCCGGCGGCGTCGGGCGATTATGTAACCAACGAGCAGCGATATGGCGGGCTGCGCGGGGCTGGCGTGGATTCTTACATTGATCTGTACGTCGTGATTCGCAAGACACAGATCGTAAGTCGCGCCAATACTGTCGTTGCGGCACAGTGGAACAAGGTCAACAAGGTCGTGCCTCTCGACTACATCAATCCCCCAGCCGACATAATTGGGCAGTTAACTGACATCGAACGGATCAAACGCAATCCCGTTGACCCCGCGACATTGGGTACATATGAAAAAGCAAAGTGGGAATGGCTGACCAAGGCTCCGCGAATCAAAAACGAAGCAGGCGGGAAAAAACGCTCTATCATTCAGGAGTGGTGGGGCGCGGAAGAATGGAGTACGGTGTTTTACGGTGGATCATGGGACCCTCAAACACCATAGGATAACATGCGAAGATTTTACAGAGGCGAACGGCTAGGCGCGACTCATCTCAACGAACTCGTTGCCGCCGTTGAGCGAGCGCAGCCATATGGGGACGTGGCTACTACTCCGCATGGCAGTATATTGTCATACCGGCGCAGGGTGATTTCTGACGATGCCAGCATAACCAACTATGACCCCTGGTGGTACACGCTCAATCCCGACGGCGACAACGCGGCAGAAGTCGAAATCGGCGCGGGCGAGTGGACACACGGTGTCCGGGCGATCATGACCGTGGCGGCGGCAAAGATCGTGTTGACCGCAGATTACCAATACGTGTGGACATCGCATGTAATGAACTCAGGGACGGTGACGATTGACGGGCCGTCCACCGTGAAGCCGGTCTGCTCAGAAGTCGATAGCACCCTGCGCTTTTGGCTGTGGCAATTCCGGCTTGAGTCCGGCGTAGCGGCTCCATACCGGCGCGGCTACATGGGCAACGTCATCATACCGGGTACTTTCGCATGACGTGGCAACAACTCAAATACGGCTTCGTCGCAGTGGTCGGGCTTACGATCACCGGCACGACTATCTATGTGGTCAACAATTCCCGAAAGCAGGTGCAACCCGTGGACGTGATCGAGGTTGTGCTTGCAACGCAGGAGCGGTGTCTGGCCCTGTCGTAT